GCCCTTGGCCTTGTCCCCGAGCGCACCCAGGTGAGCACGCAGGGGGCCGAAGTCCCCCTTCTCGGCAGCGTCGAATGCCTTGTTGCCAGGGCCGATTCCGAGCTTGCCTACGAAGTCCAGGGCCATGTCGAGGCCGGTGTCTCCAGTGGGGTTGAACTCCACCACAACCGGGCCCTTGGGGTCGGCCTTCAGGTCGGGGGCAGCCGGACTCTCGTCGCCGCCGATGCTCAGGTCAGCCTCGGTGCCGGGCGTGGCAGGCGGGGCCTCGGGTGTCGGCTTTACACCACCGGGGTTCTTCGAGGCTGCGTGCGCGGCCAGGAGGTCTTCACCGGATTGTGATTCTGGGGCGGAGTTCTCTGTCGTCATTGCGGGGTTCCTTGTTGCTCACCTTGGGCTTGGCCTGCGGCCTCGCCTTGTGCGGTTTGTCCAGCTTCCTGAACTCGTTGTTGCTGCGCTTGCGCTACAGCCTTGGCGTACTCGGCGTCATTCATCAGGAAGGGTGCGAGGTCGATGCCCCGCCCATCGCCTACAAACTTGGCGAGTGGCTCGAACTTGATCCGTCCCAGAAGCTGGGGCGGAAGGTTCAATGTTCCACCAAGGTCAGCCAGCGCAGCGCGAAGGTTTTCCAGGTCTCCGTTGCGGGACAGAGCATCCAGGCCAGTGATGACCGAGACCTCTATGTCCGTTCCCTTGATGCCCAAGCCACCGATGTCCGAGAGGAGCCAGCGGGCAATTGGGGCTTGCACGGTCTGCGCCAGGGCACTATAGACGCCGCCGAAGCTGGTCTCCAGTTCCTGAGCGGTCTGTCGAATCTCCTCAGCCGTCACGCGTTCAGCGTTGCGCTGCACTGCGGACTGCATTAGGAAGCCTCGGCCTACACGCTGCTCGTACCGCTGAAGCACAGCATCCGCAATTTCAACGGCCTTCGGGTTGCCGCCTTGTGTGGGGGCAATGTCCGCAGGCACGCCAGGAAGGGCGTCTCCGTTCTTCGAGCGGTTCAGAGTGTCAGCATCCGTCTGCCCGGTGGGGTTCACCAGCCATCGGTATTCAGTGCCAAGCACAGCGCCATCGACCACAGACTCCGACAGGACGCTGAGGGCTTCTAGGTCGCCAGCGTACTCCTCGACCAAGCCCGTGGCGTAGTCGTTCTCATCGTCCAAGTCCCACGTCATGACGCGATATGGCAGGTTCTCCTCGGACCACTTGCCATCGAACTTTGTGGGAAGACGGGTCTCGTCAATCCACTGACTCATGCCGTAGTCTCCAGACGGCATCCGGCGAATCATCTTGTAGTGGTCCACCAGCGTGTCATCGTGGTACCGGCCGACGACGATCTTCTTGATGTCCGGGTCCAGTTCCTCGAAGCGCAAGCACTCTTTGATGACCAGAGTCAAGACATCGCCCTTGTGATCCCTCTTGACGCAGAAGTTCCGCAGACCGATGACACGCAGCTCCTTCTTGCCCAGGTGTAGAAGTACGTTGCCTACCACGATCAGGTGGCGGACGAGGGCGTAGAGTTTGGCGCGCTGGCCGCGCTTGTCCAACTCGGCGACGGCATCGCGCTCCATCTTGGCGTAGATAGGTGCGAGCATCTGCTCCTCTACACCAACTGCAGTGAGTTGGTCCTTCGTCAGCTTGCCCGCGTCAGCCCGGAAGAAGGGCCGGCTCGGAGCAAACAGCGCGAGCATCATCTTGTTAGTGAGATGATTGGTGGCCTGCGCCCCAACCGACTGATAGTCGTGCGTCTGGTCCGTGCTCTCAGCATTGAAGCCAAGAGGCAGGCAGATTTTCGGGATGGTCAGCGAGGCATAGCGCTCGGCCCTCGTCATCAAGGACTGCTTGACGCCGTAGAGCCGCTGCCAGCACTGGGATGCGGTCTCGTAGGCCATACTAGATACTCACGCCCCCGCTATAGTTGCGCCCATAGCTCGCCTTGCGCTTGGTGCGGGTGGCGGTCACTGAGTCTGGGGAATTGGCGTCCAGTTGTACGTCAGCCGCCGCGAGCGGGGCAGAGGCAGCATCCTTCGCCTTCTCCTCGGCAGCGCTGCGCGCGGCGAGCTGAGCTTGACTGTCGGCCGAAGCCTTGGCGCTGGCGGCGAGGGCGGCCTGCTGGGCCTTGGCGGCTGCTTGCGTGGCGTTCGCCTGCTCGTCAGCGTTGCGGTTGGTGGCGTCGATCTGGTCCTGTACGCCGGCGACCTTTCGGATGAATCCTATGATAGTTCTCCTTTGGATAGCCCATGTGTCACCACACAGGTTACTCCTTGATTAGCTGCGATCCCAAAAGGCGGAAGCCGCGGGCCAAGTATTTTGGCCCCATGTATCCTACCTGGGTGTCACCAACGATGGTGCACACGCAGTTGTTGATCTGCTTGAGGTCTTCTAGCACGTCTATGACGGACTCGACCGGGATAGTGGTAGGCCCGATCTTTAGGATCAGGTCTTCCACTAGGAATTCTGCGTCGGAGAACCAAGGCTTCACGACACTGTACAGGACCATGTAGCCATCGACGATGACCACGAACCCTTGCTCGATGGCCCAGATGAGATAGCGCTCGGCCACTTCTGGCTGTGCCCATTTCATCTGGTTGTTCGGGTTCTTGGCCCGCATGCGGAACAGCGCAGCCATGATGCCAGGGAGGTCTTCCCGGGTTGCGGCTTTCACTGCTGATCCTCTATCACGTAACCTGTGCGCAAGGCACGCAGCACGAACTCGACGCCGGCCAGGAAAGTAGCGTCATGTGGGTTGGCGGGGACCTTGGGCAACTTGCCGTAGGTCTCCTTCTCAAGGCCAGCGTAGGCTGAGGCGCTGAGGCGGTTCAGGGTCAGGACGCGAGCGGGTGCCGCGACTACCTGAGGGGCAGTTCGTTTCATAGTGTTCTCCTGTGCGTATACCGTACCAGATTGAATTGGTACGCTAGACGCACAAAGGTCAGGAAAAGAAGTAACGGCTTTCCAGAACTTCGCGGATGTCCAGTGTTCCCCTACTCGGGGGCGCTGGCATCATGCGGTATCGGGCGTGAAACTCATTGATAGGATCGTGGGATTCGTACATGGACACGAACTGCTCTCGAATGATGTGGAAGAACTTCTCCGCATCACAGGCATGGCAGCCGTAGTCGTCATGGATCATCGCTAGCGCATCTATCGAAACAGCCGCTGCGGCAGCCGCCGTTAAGTGCAAGTGCGCAGCATCCATAGAGTGCACGAAGTTGGGGGCCAGTCCTGAAGAGTGCTTGTTCTGGTCAGGCTCATCAGTCTCAGTGACAGTGACGATCTTCATAGGGCCCTGAAGCCGGGTGTTGATCCGGTGCTCCTCGTACTCATAGTAGCTTTGGAAGGCAGGAAAGCCTGAAGGGCTGATCCAGGAGATGACAGGATACTCAGAGCCCTTGGCCTTCTCATCGGCTATGATGAGCCTAGCTCCTCGCCTAAGCCAGTCCATAGCCTCACGGCCCTTGACTACCACATCTCCGATAGCCGGCCAGACATGCTCCATGAGGTAGCTGGCAGCCTTCATATACTCAGACTTCTCGAAGGGATGGACGACTGCCGGATCGCGTAGGTAGTCCGAGACTACATAGTCAGCAGCGCTGCGTTTCGTCACCCCGTAAGGTGTTGTCATAACCGAGCGCTTGACCACGGCCCGTGATATTCCATGCTGGAGCCAACGTAATCTTAGGCTATGTGAGATAGCCTCGTCTTCGGAGGTAGTCTGCAAGCGTTTTGTCGCCGCCTCCGCTACTCTCCGGTAAATGTCCTGCATCTGGGAGTTGGCTGTTAGGTTGGTCGCCTCTCCTCCTATCTCGTCTCGAAGAAGCGCTGAGAGATTCTGCAAGCCGTTGCACGATCCATCCATGCTGACTGGAATGTGCGAGACGAATGAGTGCGGCTGCTCTCTCCACCTCTTGAACTCGAAGCACCACGCTAGAAACTGAATCGGGTTTCCCGCATCCTTCCATCCCCGGTTGTCTACCGGGTTCTCTGCGAAGCTGAGGATCAAGTCCTCTCTGTCCATCACCCATTGCTGTCTCTCCTCAAAGGTGGCCTTGTCGAAGCCGTACTTATTGGCCCCATGAATGCAGAACCACATCACAGCCTTCTCGTCTGTGAGCGGCTTGCCCTCAGCGAATCGTAGAAGTCCGCGCTGCAAATCCCCACCCTGGGGATTCAGGCCGTACGTCATGGGGTATAGGCGTCCCCGTGAGTCCGCGAAGTACACGAAGTGCAGGGTAGGGTACCCTCGAAACATTTCAGCGCTTCTGGTGGCCGCGTAGTACCGGCTGAAGGCACTACCCGCTAGCTTGCGGGCCGTGTACCAGTCCGTCATAACGCGCTTCCAGTTCCTGAACTCGTCTTGCCGGTACTGTGACCATGCCTCCTTATTGGCGGGGTCGGTGTCCTTCAGCCAGGGCGGGGCCTCGGGTCGTGGATTGGCCTTCGGGCTGGCGATGTCCCCGACCGTGAACCACTTCCCGACTTCGAGCACAGCGTCTAGCACCTCCTCGTTGACTTGCCATCTCGTATTCTGCAAGGCGTTGGCCGCAGCCAGTAACGTGGGGGCCACGGCCTCGGCGACGTGCGGGAGGCGCTTCACCTCTCGGTGATGCACAAGACATGGGTGCGCCCGCCGTAGCTTTGGTGTGTGAAACCCTCCGTCATAGAGCGTCGTCCACGGCAGAGGCTCGGCCACGCACGGGCCATACACGGGCATGGTCACGGACACGAAGCCCTTGATCTGCATGATGCGCTCTTGTAGAACGTCGCTCAGGCTCACGAGTCGGGGTGCCTGACTACCGCGCGCTAGCCGGGGGCGCTCGATCTCCACCATGCCCGCGGCCTCCATCAGCCCCAGCAGGTAGATACCCACCTGATCCCGGGCGCCTAGCGGCCACTCGATTAGGTTGATGCCCGCCTTCGCGGCCTGCATCTTGTAGACCGTCATCCGGTGGCGCTCGTCCTTCGATAGGCGGCGATTGAAGTCCACGGTCAGCACGTGGTACAGGTCCGGGTTGAAGTCCGCGATTTGATCCAGAACCAACTCGTGGTGTATTACCCGGCCGATGGCGCTAGCCACACTACGGAGAGTCGGCGTCTTGTCCTGCATCGTCTGGTTCAGGCACGTTCTAACGGCCAGGGCAGCGCAAGCCTCCACGTCCCGGGCGCCTAGCAGGGCAGC